TAGAACCAGTTACTTTAAAACTGTTAAAACCATAATACTGTTCTTGTGTACCTTTAAATAATCCCATATCTTATTGTTTTTCTTGTTGAACTTGTTTAACTTCTTCTTGTGTTGCTATTTGGTACAGCTGTGGATCTTCTATAGATATACCAGCTAATGCTAGTATTTTTAAAACTAATAAAGTTTCTTCTGACTCGTGTAGCTGAGGGTTTGTTGAAACATTAACGTTATACAAGGCAGAGCCAGCTACAGTTTCATAACCCCAAACAATATCTGTTGGTCTAGCAACATAGTTGCACGTTACATTGCTAACAGAATATGTTGTTGGTGGAGTTGATGGAAAAACTTTTATAGTTGTGTTTGTTTTTCTTGTGTATACAGGGTAGTCACCAGATGGTTGTGCTAGTGGTGATCTTTCCATATATACTAATTCTTTTTTGTTTATCTGCTCTACTTCAACGTCATACGCTCCTGTTGGTGCATAAAACACTGTTCCTAGTCTATAAACGTCTGTTGGTAGTGTTAAAGTGTTTCCACTAACAGCTGACATAGCTACTCTGTACTTTTCAAAAGCACTTATTTTTTCTTCTAACAAACTAACCATATTAGAATACTCTGTATCATTTGCATTTCTCCTGTCAAATTGACCAATATCATAAAAATATTGTTCAAATATATCCATTTGCGCTTGATTAGCAAATAAATTAAATTCTTGAGGTGTTATATAACCTCTTTGTTCTTTATTAGCTATTGCTAATACTCTTTGATATACTGTGTCTACGCTTATTGCCATATTGTTTGTTTGTAACTAGTAGTATAATCACTGATACTACCAATAAGTTAAAAAAATAGCCACCCTAAAAAGAGTGGCTACTTATTAGGGTCTAGCTTAATTGTTTTTCAATGTTTGAGTATATTTCCATACCTTCATCTGTTTTAAACCAAGAGGCTAAAGCAGAGTACGGATGCTCATCAAAAGGAATGTTTAATAATTTTCTATTGTTAGACTTCCAAAAAAAAGTTCTTTGATCTGGAGATAATTTTAAAATACCAGCCTCTGTAGCTCTTATACCAAAGTTTCTAAGCTGGATATTATCATCTTTAGCCAACTCTAAGAACAATTCAGGGTTTTTCTTAGCATATAATAGTAAATCTCTTTTAAGCTCCTTAGAACTCATCTTAGTTACTTCAGAACCAATCTCAACACGCATAATCGCTTCAGCCATGTCAACATCTAGGTTTTTAGCTGCCATTAACGCTTCAATTTCTAATTCAAGATCATGTACTTCATCTTTTGCTATTTTAACTCTATCAAACTCTTCAAATACTATGTTGTTTTGAGGGTGAGCCTCCATAAATCTTTGTAAAATTTGATCTTCTTTTGGAATATTTAAAACACCGTCTAAAAAAGTTATATGAGATAATGATTGCGGACCAGTCATTTCGTCAACATAAATAGTTTGTTGGTTTTTGCAATATTTTATTTCTCTATTAACACCTTTTTCTTCGTCAAAAATAAAAATACCTCTAGACTTTATTGTGTATGTTAAAGGCGATGTGCCATCTGCTAGTAAATAAGTTTTGTGAGTATAATTTTTAATTTTCTCAGGAGCATAATCAAAAGGTGTTTGAATTTCCTTTATAGTTGTTTCTTGTTTTTTTGCCATAATATAATATAATATAAGTTAATAAAAAATAAAAGGACCGAGGCCGAAGCCCCGGTTCTTTTAAAGTGTTGTTATCTAACTAACTTCATAAAGTTGTTAGCCGCTTGAACTACTAAACATCTTTCTGATAAGTAGTTAACTGTCATTGCGTCAAGATCAGATGTGATGTTTCCACCAACAGAACCTGTAACCCAAGTTTTTAGTCTTCTATTATCAGTTTGTGATGCTCTGTAACGTACGTGTAAGAAAGGTCTCTTCATGTTTTTACCCATAGTTTCATCATAAACAGATGAAGTACCAGCTGGACATAAAACTCCAGATAATTTTCCTGTGTTAGCTACAGCTGAAGCAGGTAATGCACCTACAGCTCCTGCATCGTTTAAGTATTTCCAGTCAGTTTTGTAGAAATCGTAAGATCCACGTCTGAAACCAGAGAAACCTAAGTTTAACGCCATGTCAGAAGAGTTATCGAATAAACCAAAACCTGCCGCTGCAGCATATCCTGCACCAATGTTACCTAACATATCATCTATGTTTATAGATGTAGTTCTGTCTAAGTAAAGCATGTTTTCTTCAATAGCACCTTGTGCGTCTAGTTTAACTAAGATGTTGTCAAAAGTTCCCATGTTATCTACAAATGAGTTACTAACAGAGTTAGCAACAAAACCATCAGCTAAAACGTGACCTCTTGTTTCAATAGCTTCCATTAAACCTTCTGTACCACCTAAATCTGCAGTTGCTACACCAGAACCTGATTTTGCAGTTCTTGATTCAATCATACTCATTTCTAAGTAATCGTTGAAACGTGCTCTAGTATCGCCTTCAGCTTTTAGGTACCATAGGTAACCATTTTGTCCTTCTTCACCAGTTACTTCAACCCAACCGATTTGAGCAGTGTCAGATCCAGAAATTTGGAATCTATCTCTCAAAATAATTGGCTTGTTAGTAAATGATTTAAAGCTAGGAGTTAAAGATCCTCTACTCATAGTTGATCCTTTTTTGTATTCAGAACCATAGATCATTACTGTGAATACTGAATCGTCAGCTAAAGTTACGTTACCTGTTGCACTTGACGTCATAAGTTCTTGGTCATAACAAACGATTGTTGCCGCTCTTTTGTCATTTGTACCTGAAGCGTCTGAGTCAATATCTACTGCTGTAACTAAAACTTTTAGATTTTTTCCAGCACCTGTACCAGCTGTTACATAAAGGTGTAAAGTGTCGTTTAATCTAACTAAGTTAGCTTCTGCTGCATCTGCAAAAATTAATTGTGCATCTGAAACATCACAAGTAACACCTGTCATAACAGTGTGTAATCTTCCTTGCTCAGACCAAACAACTTGGTCAGATTGCATTGCTTCTTCTGCTCCTACTTTTGATAAAAATCCAGATATAGTTCTATTACCATATCTTTCTACCTCTGCTTCGTAAAGCTCTGGTAGGTATTGTTGTGCCCAACCTGTGCTAAAATCCAAATATGAACTTTGTAACACTTGCTGAACTGGCGCTGGGACTGGACTTAATTGTCCACCAGCTACTGGTTGTACTGCCATAATTTATTTATTTTTAATTGTTAATTACTTTTTTAGTTTAAATTTAAAATCCGATGAACTATCACCTATTACTTTGTATTTAAAACCAGATTTAGACTCTTCACCAAAAGATTGTCTAGGGCTCATATCCACGTTTTTCGCTTTACTCACACTATCTTTTAATGCGTCAACTCTACCTTGTTCGTAAAAGTGTTGCGCGATTGCGTCTGAATTCATTGCTGTAAACAGAGACTTGTGATAACCTTTAGCATCTGACATTTCATTTTTTTCGTTCAAGAACTTCTTGACAAAATTATTAATGTCGCTTTGTGTGTTTTTCACTTTGTCAGCATCTTTAACATTATACCTATAAACTTTTTCTCCAACTTTATATTCAAATCCTTTGAATTCACTGTTAAACAGTTTATTGGTTCCTGCGTCAAATACTTCTTTTTGCAGCTTCTGAATTTTTTCGCTTTGTTCAGAATTTTTGTTGTATTTATCATAAAAATTAATGGCTTCTTTTTGTTCAGGAGTCAACTTGCTCCCAGCCTTAATCTCGTCGTAATACGAGGACTTTAGCCCGTCCATGTGGCTTCTAGCGTTGGCAACTTGCTCTTTAAACGCTAATTTTTTTCTTTTTATTTCTCTATCACTAGCCTCTTCTTCATCATAAGAGAACGTATCTTCGATAAGAAAATTTATTTCTTCATTATTTAAATGACTTTTAGTTTGCTTGTAATATTCTTTTAAAACTAAACTGTCATCTAATTTACTGTAATCTTGATTTAGCTTTACATAATCTTGTAAATCACCACCAGTTTTTTCCATGAAATCAAGAAGTTTTTCTACGTTTTCAGGTAAAGGCTTGCCAGTTTCTTCAGCAACTTTTATTGCTTCTTTAACTTCCTCTTTAACTTCCTCTACTTTTTCCTCTGTAGTTTCTTCTACTACAACCTCTTCTAATGTTGGAGCTTCTTGTGCTTCAACTTCCGGCTGTACTTCTTCTTGTTTTTCTGTGGCGTCGGCATTATTAAGCTCTGTAACCACTCCCTCGTTGACAGGGTTATCTTCTTTAATTTCATCTTGTTTTGGTTTTTCTACTGGTTCTTCAGTTGGTTTGCTAAGATCAAGCTTTACGTTTTCTGCTTGTTGACTATACTTTTTTAACGATTTTATTTTTATTTTACCTGTTTCTTGAGGTATTTCTTTGTTTTCTTCCATGATATAATATAATAATTAATAAATTTTTTAACTAGGCTCAAATTGAGCTAGGTCAAAATTTCCGCTTAAATTGTCATTTCCAGACGATTCAAAATCTACGGGTTGACCACCACCGTTTCTTTGCTCTATAAGCTTACTTTGTTGAGAGGCTTGCATTTTAGTTCTGTCATCTTTTCTGTTTTCTCTACTAGACTCTCTATCACTTAAACTTTTAGATTCTTTTTCCTTTATTTGCATGTTATAATGAAACTCTAACTGCATTAATTGTTTTTTCAAATCAGCCTCACTCAACATTTCTTGTTTTCTTAGTTCTGATTTTTGAGCTTCTAGCTGCATCTCTGTTTGTGCTAACATTTGAGATTTTTGAACTTCAGCTTGCGCAGCAGCGGCTGCAGACTGCTGATTTGCTTGAGCTTGAGCTTGAATATTTTGTTGTTGCATTTTTTGATCTTGCTCTTGCTTTTTCTTTCTACGCACTTTTAATAGTTGGTTTGCAAGTTTTAAATTTTTAACTTCTCTAACGTCTATAGCGTCTTCTAAATTTATACTTTGCTGTTGCAGTGCCATTTGTATATTATTTTCTAACAACTGTTTTTGCTCTTCATCTGGCTGTAGCTTTATAAATATACCAAAGTCATGTAAATGTACATCTTTTAGTTCTTTTAGTATAGCCACGTTAAATGCTCCAATTTTTTGTATAAAAGCATCTTTTGTTGGTGAATACTCTATAACGTCAGAAACTCTTAATGATAAATTTTCAGCTGTTTGCAAAGTTAAAAATAAACCAGCATCTAATATGTGTCTAGTTGCTACGTTTGAATTAGCCGCCGCTATTTTTTGTATACCTACTAAAGCATCTTTATCTGGCATACTACCGTCTCTTGCTTCGTTAAGACCGGTCGTATCTCTTATCATTTGTAAATAATAATTATATGTGCCGATTAAGCTTTGCATTTTAGCACCACCGTTACCAGACTGTATTTCTTGTATAGGTACTTTACCTGGGTTCATATCGCCATCAGCGGTCATTGATCTACCAATAACACTACCTGTTTGGAAGAACATATTTAAAGCTTCTTGTGGATTATAGTTTGTGCCGTTACCTAAATCTATCTCGGCTAAACCATCAGCATCTAAATATATACCGTCAGGTATCATACGTGACATAACTTGTTGTAGCTTTAAATGAGTTAGCTGTATCATGTCAGCAAAACCTGTTATTCTACCTACTAAACTTTCTATTTTACCATCGTACATCCTTGGCGCAACTATAGAATAATTCATGTTAACTTTAGTATAATCGCTTTTTGGCCTTACCATATTTTTAGCTAATCCCCAATGTAACAATTTGCTTGTTCCAAGTATAATAGCTCCTTCATATAAAACCTCTATGGATTTTGATAGTTTTTGAAATTGATTTGCTATTTCTTTTGGTGGGTCAAACTTGTCAGATTTAAGTATTGCTTTAACACCACCGCTACCAGTTTCTTTTACTTTATAAACCTCGTTGTTATAAGTTTTATAATTAAAATATAAAACCTGAACTTTATTGCTATCGTATTTACCTTGTGTGGCATAACTTTGATTATAAGCTAATTCGTTATAAGGCTTTGTTTGGTGTACTTCTTCTAGTTCTTCTAAAGTTAGATCAGGAAATTCTTTTACTAATTCATTAATAGGTATGGTTTTAACTTCGCCAACATAATATAAATCATCAAAATAAGGAGAGTCTGTGTAAGAATAAACCATTTTAGCAGGATCGACATAATCAACCGTAATACCCTTTGATTTGTTGTAGCAAGTTTTAACAGCACCTATTCCTAAAACAGCTAAATCATAATAAAATCTTTTTTGAGTTAAATCATAATTGTTACCATCTAACACACAGTTTATAGCTTCTTCTTGCGCTATTTCAACACCCTGCTTATAGTTAAGCTGCATGTGTAAAGAAAGCTCTTCTTCGTTTGCCGGTAACTCTTCAGTCTCCATTTCACTAGACCTAATATCTATTCCTTGTTGAGCAGCCATTTGAGTCATCTCAAGACTTTTCATATCTTCAAGTATATCTTCCATATACTTAGTTCTTTTTTCTACACCAAAAGGATCTTGAGAGTATGTAGTTATATCGTACATTCTTTCTGACATACCATTTACAACTATATCTACAAACTTAGGTATAATAGGTACTGGTTTCCAGTCTAAATTTAAATAAGACAAATCACCATTAATAGACAGTTCGTCTTTGTATTTTTGCACTGATTGCTCTCCTCTAGCGTAAGATCTTAGCTTGTGATAGTTATCTTTACCTTTTTTAAACTTACTATTCATACCTCCGTTTTCAAACCACTCAGCTTCAATAGCTCTACCAACTTTCAAACCGTACTCGGCAGAGTGTTTGTACTCGTCGTTTACGTTTTGTTTAGGAAAATAATCTTTAATAATTGGATCTGCCATGTTAATTTTCTATTATTTTTGAAGTAAAGCCATCGTTGTTAAATCTAGCTATACTTATATTTAATTGTTCTCTTTTAATTGTTGCGTTTGGTTTGTACAAGTGCCTGTTGTTTGCCATTATAGCAAGTCCAGAACTAATAGACGCATCATGTTTTGTTCTTTTGTTTATATCAAATTTAGCCCAGTCATTTAGCAACTCGTTAAAATAACAGTTACCAAACGAACCATCTTGTTTCATACCTACGTGATCTTGTATATACATTTCAATTGCAGCGGCATGTGCTTGCTTTATATCTTCACTTGAATTAGGTATGCCACCTACTTCTTTTTCTGCTACAGATAGTTTGTTCCATATTTTATCAGGTCTGTTCATGCTAAAACCTCTATAACCACGTCTTCGTAAATAATACAATAGACGAGGTTTGTTGTTCTCTGCGAGTATAGGCATCCCGTAAAATACTAATGCCATTAGAACATCTTCAAAG